GATTTAAATACGAAAGACGAACAGAACCTTTCAGAGGTGCATCAGGTGTTAACCACCCTGTACTTGCTGAAGCGGTTACACAATTTCAAGCGCAAGCTTACAAAGAATTATTACCAGCTGATGGTCCAGTGCGTGCACAAATTTTAGGTGACATCACAAATGAAAAACAAGACCAAGCTCACAGAGTAAAAGATTTTATGAACTATCAAATTATGGATCAGATGCAAGAATATGAACCAGAGTTTGATCAAATGCTTTTTTACCTCCCTCTATCCGGATCTACCTTTAAGAAAGTCTACTATGATGATCTTTTAGGTAGAGCCGTTTCTAAATTTGTACCGGCGGATGATTTGATTGTACCATATTCTGCAAACTCACTAGAAGACGCAGAAGCAATTGTACATGTAATTAAGATGTCAGAAAACGAATTAAGAAAACAACAAGTGTCAGGTTTTTATAGAGACATAGAGTTAGGACAACCTCCTATTACTTCAAATGAGTTAGAAGAAAAAGAAAGACAATTAGAAGGTGTAACTAAAGGTAGTCAAGAAGATCAATTTACAATTTTAGAAATGCATGTCAATTTAGATCTAGAAGGTTTTGAAGACATGGGTGCAGATGGTGAGCCAACAGGAATTAAACTTCCATACATTGTAACGATTGCAGAATCTAATAATAAAATTTTATCTATTAGAAGAAACTTTACACAAGACGATCCTACAAAAGAAAAAATAAAATACTTTGTCCAATATAAATTTTTACCAGGTACAGGTTTTTATGGTTTTGGTTTGATACACATGATTGGTGGTTTAACTAGAACTGCAACAGCAGCGTTAAGACAATTGTTAGATGCAGGAACTTTAGCAAACTTACCAGCAGGTTTTAAAACTAGAGGTATAAGAATTAGAGATGATGCACAACCATTACAACCTGGTGAGTTTAGAGATGTAGATGCACCTGGTGGTAATATCAAAGATCAGTTTATGCAATTACCATTTAAGGGACCAGACCAAACTCTTTTACAATTAATGGGAGTTGTAGTTAATGCAGGTCAAAGATTTGCAAGTATTGCAGACTCACAAGTGGGTGATATGAATCAACAAGCTGCAGTTGGTACAACTGTTGCTCTTCTTGAGCGTGGTTCAAGAGTAATGTCAGCGATTCACAAAAGACTATACGTTGGTCTTAAACAAGAATTCAAATTACTAGCAGAAGTATTTAAAAGTTATTTACCAACAGAGTATCCTTATGATGTTCCTGGTGCTGCTAGAACTGTTAAACAAACAGATTTCGATGAAAGAATAGATATTTTACCAGTTGCAGATCCAAATATCTTTTCTCAAACACAAAGAATTTCGATGGCGCAATCGCAACTCCAATTGGCGCAATCGAATCCTCAAGTACACGATTTGTATCAAGCATATAGATCGATGTATGAAGCTTTAGGGGTAAAAAATATAAATGCGATCTTGCCCCCTCCTGTCCAGCCGCAACCAATTGATCCAAGTTTGGAAGAAATTGCTGCAATGGCCGGAAAACCTTTTCAGGCTTTCCCAGGACAGGACCACAAAGCTCATATAGATTCACATTTAAGTTTTATGCAATCTAATATGGTGCAAAATTCACCGGCTGTGATGGGTGCATTACAGAAAAATATATTAGAGCGAATAAGTTTAATGGCTCAAGAGCAAGTTCAACTAGAGTTTCAACAAGAATTAATGCAAGCACAACAAATGCAACAGATGTTACAAGCAAATCCAAACAATCAAGAGCTGATTAATCAAGCAAACATGCTTACAAATAAGATCAATGCAAGAAAAGCTATCTTAATCGCAGAGATGACTAAAGATTATATGATGGAAGAGCAAAAAATCTTGACTGAATATGGTGGTGATCCATTACTTAAACTAAAATCAAGAGAACTTGACATCAAAGCAAGAGCAGATGAAGCAAAAAGAGCTTATGATGAGGGTAGAATTAGTTTAGACACAATGAGAGCAATGCAAAACCAACAACAGTTTAATGAAAAGATGGAACAGAACGAAGATTTAGCAGAATTAAGAGCAGATACTTCGTTAACTAAACAAGAAATGTCTATTGCGAGTAAGAAATTCGATTTCGGTAGAAATTTTAAGAAAAATTAACTATAATACTAAAAATTAAGGAGTCAAATATGATCAAAAAAGCAAAAGATCCTAAAGCTGTACCTGAATTAGGTGTTGGCAAGGATGGATACAAAACAGGTGGCGTTACAATTCAAGCTACAGACCCTTTTGAAACTCAAACAGTAACTGTTAGAGGAACAAAAGCTATGAGAGCAGAAAAAAAACCTGTTAAAGCTAAATGGTACTAGATTATGTGGTTATCGGCAATTAAATTAGCCGTATCTGCTGGTAGTAAAATTTATGCTAACAAGCAGAAGACGAAAATGGCTATGTCAGAAGCGCAGCTTATGCACGCTACTAAAATGGCCCAGGGTGAGGAGCAGTACCAGGGAAAACTTTTAGAAGCTCGACAATCGGACTGGAAAGACGAGGCAGTTTTGATAATTTTAAGTTTGCCCGTTTTGGTGCTCGCGTGGGCAGTCATATCGGACGACCCGACAGCGATGGACAAAGTAAAATTGTTCTTCGATATGTTCTCGCAGCTCCCGTCATGGTTCACAAATCTTTGGATCTTGGTAGTGGCTTCGATATATGGTATAAAAGGAACTCAAATTTTTAGAAACGGAGGAAAAAAATGAGACAAAACGGACAAAGATCACCAGTAAGATTTCCATACGGAAGTTCTGGTATGAAAAAAGGTGGAAAAGTTAAGAAGCAAGGATACAAAGATAGAAAAGATGAATCTATTGCTATGAGAGTTAAGAAAAAAAGAACAGCTAAACAATTAAAAGATGCTAGAGATGAATCTTACGGTAAGTTTGGTTCAGCTGCTAAAAAATCTGGAAAGATTAACAGGTAGTTTATGAACTCAAGAAGAATGAACAGACTTGAAGAGCTTGGTAGAGTTGATGCTGAAAAAGCAAAAACTAAAATGGGTAAAAGAAATCTTCGACAAGAAAAATCTAGAATCGTAAGAGAACTTAAAGCTGATGGTGGTTACATAACCAAAAAGAAAAAACCAAGTTGGATTACTAAAAAAGAAACTAAACCAAGTTGGATTACTAAAAAAGAAACTAAACCACAATACATTACTAAAAAAGAAAAAACAGGTCCATATATTACTAAAAAGAAAAAATATATTACTAAAAAATCTCCTGCTGAAATTCAAGACAGAGAAAGAGTTGCTAAAGCTATGGGCGGTTCTTTAAAACCAGTTAAGCCTTCTCAAAAAGGTTTAAAAAAACTTCCAACTAAAGTTAGAAATAAAATGGGCTACATGAAAAAAGGTGGCAAAGTTGGAATGGGTAAAGCCATGAGAGGTGGAGGCTGCGTTAGATAATGCCCGGCATTTTTGGAGTAGCATTAAGAGGATTGGGTATGTTAGGAAGAGGTAAAAAAGTTTCTAAAACTATTACTTCTGTAAAACCAAATGTTCCTAAAACTAAAGTAGAAAAAGCTAAAAGTAAATTAGCTATTGCAAAACAAAAAACAAAAGCATCTGGTGCAAAATTAAAACAAACTATTTTTGAAATTGGACAAAAAAGTAAAGGAAAAGACTAATGGCTAAACTATGTCCCAAAGGTAAAGCTGCTGCAAAGAGAAAATTTAAAGTTTATCCTTCAGCGTACGCAAACATGTATGCATCAAAAGTTTGTAAAGGTAAAGTTAGATCATCTGCTAAAAATGGTGGGCTACAAACTAAAAAATCTTATACTAAAGAAGATGGTAAATACTATGATACAAAAGGCAGAGAACTAAATGTTAGTCTTAACAAAAATAAAAACAAAGGCACTTCAAGAATTAGTTTAAAAAAAAATAGATCAAGACCAACAAAATTTTCAGAGGGTGGTATGGTCATAGAGGATATGACTAGAACTATAGAAGTCTAATGGGCGATCTAAAAAAATGGGTAAATGAAAAATGGGTAGATATTGGAGCTCCAAAGAAGGATGGCAAATATCAACCTTGTGGAAGAAAATCATCAACAGGTTCAAAAAGAAAATACCCAAAGTGCGTTCCACTTGCGAAAGCCACACGGATGACAAAAGGCGAAAAGGCCTCTGCTGTCAAACGAAAACGAGCAGCTGGTAATCCAGGCGGCAAACCAACTAACGTTGCAACCTTTACAAAACGTAAAAAAATGAGTATGGGTGGAATAGTATAATGGCAACAAGAAGAGAAAATCCGATTTCAAGAAATAAAAAGAACTACAGATCTACAAAGTCTGGAGCAGGCATGACTAAAGCAGGTGTCAAGGCCTATAGAAGAGCAAACCCTGGAAGTAAACTAAAAACAGCCGTGACAGGAAAAGTGAAGCCTGGATCCAAAGCTGCTAATCGTAGGAAATCATACTGCGCTAGATCACTAGGACAATTAAAAAGGTCATCAGCAAAAACTCGTAACGATCCAAACTCACGTATCCGTCAGGCACGGAGACGGTGGAAATGTTAAGACAAGTAATAATAGAAGCACTCGAAGATAGATATAACGCACAAATTTCAGAAGCAGACGCAACTCTTAAAATTTATTTAGAGCATAGTGTTGGTATTGGAGAACATCCACAACACATTGATGAAGTAGATAAATTAATTGAAAAGATTGCTAACGCCGAAGAAAAATTAAAAACATTACAGGAGTTTAAATTATAATGGATGATTTGATAATAATAGACAAACTTAAAAGAAGAATAAACGCAACTCTACAACAAATAGGAGACAGTATGATTACTGGTGGGGTTGACAGTATGGAAAAATATAAGTATATGCTAGGACAAGCACATGCTTATCAAATAGTAATACAGGAAATCTCTAACCTGCTAAAACCGAAGGAGCAAAAAGATGAAGAAGGAAACGTTATCGACATCGGAGAACGAAATACCAAAAATTAAACTTGGTCTTCAAGATAAATACGAAGCAGAAAAAAAAGAAAAACCTCACGCAATAAGATTAGATGAAAACAATATTAAAGATGTAGCTGACCAGTTACCAGAACCGGTTGGATACAGACTTTTAGTTTTACCTTTTACACCAAAAGAAAAAACTAAAGGTGGAATTTTATTTTCTCAAGAACAATTAGACAAAGCTAGAATCGCAACTACTTGTGGTTATGTTCTAAAAATGGGAGATCTTGCATACGCGGACAAAGATAAATTTAATAAACCGTGGTGCAAAATAGGAGATTGGGTAATGTTTGCTAGATATGCTGGCGCACGTTTACCGATTGAAGGTGGAGAAGTGCGAATACTAAACGATGATGAAGTGTTAGGGACCATAGGTGATCCTGAATCAGTTCTT